AAGCCGATCCCTGCGGGCAAAATGCTTTTATTAACTTTGAATAGAACAGGCTCAAATTTTGAAGGTCAAGGGCTTTTGCGTCCCTGTTGGTGGTGGTGGTCTCAAAAGCAAAGAATTGCTAATTTGATGTCTATCGGCGTTGAACGATGGGCAATCCCCACGCCCAAGGTTGTCGTTGATATGGAGATCGCAGAAAGATCAGGCTTCACTCAAGGTGAGATAACTGCGATGATTCAAGAGGCAGAGGCACAGGCTCGAGATTATATCGCTCAAGAGCAGGGCTATCTCATCGAGAATACTGCCATCAAATTCGATTCATTCGGTAGCCAAGGGCAATTCAATCCTGATGGAGCTCTAAAAGTCATCCAGGAGTGCGACAATCAAGTATCGCAAGCATTTTTTGCGCAATTTATGAATCTAGGGATTAGCGATACAGGCTCAAGATCTGTGGGCGAGGTGCATCTATCAGTCTTTAGGCGTGCGTGCATCAATTACCTTGACTTGGTAGCATCTGCAATCAGCGGGCAAGATAGGCGTGGTGGTGGCACAATCGGACGTCTCATCAACTGGAATTACGGCAGAATTGAAGCCACTAAACTCCCGAAGCTGACACACATGGGGCTAGATAATGACGAGCTCACAGACGCCTTAAACAGCCTGCCCGCTCTAGTACAATCTCAGCTTCTCACTCCTGATGACAATCTCGAGCGTGCTATCCGACAGCGTATCGGTGCGGGCGATCTACCCACCGACGCGACTAGGACGAGCCAAGATAGAGCTATCGCACAAAATCCAAGCTTGGCTATGGCTGAGCGACTAAGGGGGCTTAAGTGAGTGCTTTTGACAAGAAAGTCGTGCGTGCTGTTATCAGCGGGCACACAAAGCAAATGAATTTAGCTATTCCCGACAAATATAGCCATATTGATTTTATCCCGCCTAAAGGGGCTCAAGATGCTGCTAAACGAGCACTAGAGACCAGAGCGACAAAGCCTGCTTCACAGCGTGGCATGACTGCAATAGGCATCGCACGAGCAAGGGATTTGATCAATGGCAAACAACTATCCCCAGATACCGTCCGCAGAATGTTGGCATATTTTACTAGACACGAAGTCGATAAACAAGGCTCGACTTGGTCGGACTATGGCAAAGGTCGGCAGGCTTGGGACGGTTGGGGCGGTGATGCAGGCTATACATGGGCAAAGAAAATTGTCGGACAGATGGACAAGGCAGATGAAGCGATTAAGGCGCTTGGAGAAAATATGGACAACTCGGAATCATCACTTATTAAGGGCAAACCATTTTTAACCTTGGCTTTAGGAGCTGTCAACTCCCGCATGAATGGAGAGTCAATCAGTGATATCACAGAAGATCATCTTAAAGAGATGGTCAGACTTTTCTATGCTCGCAAAGAGCAAGATCCTGTTATCATCGATTGGAATCACGCATCATCTCCTTTTGTAGGTGGTGCATTGGCTTCCCCAGATGTGGCGATGGCACTAGGGCAGATTGCAGACCTAGAGATCAAAGACGGGGGGCTTTATGCTTACCCTCTCTATACAGCTAAAGGAGCTAAGATCGTTGAGGAGTCCGAGGGGCAATTGTGGTCTAGCCCCGAATTTGTCCTAGGCAACATTTATGCGAGGGACGGTGGAGAGCTGATCGGCAATGCTCAGCTTTTAGCCATCACACTCACGCCAAGACCAGCACAACAGAACAATAAAATCGATCGTATTCTTTTATCGGAGAAAATCATGGATCAAACAGAATTGATGCAAAAATCAGCTGAGGAGCTTGTCGCTATGCTACTTGAAAAGGACGCGCTAGTGAAGCAACTTGAGGCAAAGATTGCGGGCTATGAAGCGGAAGAGGACGCCTCGGTATCTGAGGAAGTCGCTCCACTCAAAGAGGATGACAAAAAGGACGAGAAGATGGGCGAAAAGATGGGCGATGGATATAAAGCCATGTCCGAAGCCTCAGCCCTCGCACTCAATGAGATGTCATCAAAAATCGCTACATTAAGCGAACAAGTCGCTAAGCTAACACAAGAGAAGCATATCGCAGAACGCAAAAACGCTATTGATGCACTTCTAAACACTGGTAAAATCAGCGTGGCTGAGAAGTCTCTAGCCGAGCAAGCCTATGATATGAAGGGCTCAAATAATGCGTTCTGGGCTATGTTTAGCGAACGCAAGGCAAACCAAGCCGTCAACCTGTCTGAGATCGGTCATGCTTCCACTGCAAAGCCCGTCTCTCTCAGTGAAAGAGTCGAGCAAATTAAAAAAGAAAGGGGCATCACATTTGCCCAAGCTCTCGACCTTTTACGCACTCAACACGCAACCGAATACAATTCATTTTTTGGAGGTTAAAAATGGCTTTTAACGATCAAAGCATCTATAAGTCCTTTATTGCATCTGCAAGCATTACAGCGTTTCAACTTGTAAAGCAAGATGGCGATGGCAAAGTTACCCCATGCACAGCAGACACTGATGTCCCTGTGGGCGTGGCTCAACAGGCTGTTTCTAGCGGTGAAGTGGTCAATGTATGTGTCCTAGGGCTCAGCCGTGCTGTAGCAGGTGGCACCATCACAGCAGGCACTCACTTTTATGTAATGCCTGGTCTAGCAGGCAAGGTCTATGCGTATGCCTCTGGTGGTGCTGGCGTACAAACCATCGCAGGGCGTTTCTTAGCAAATGCGGTCAATACCGCTGGTTCTGCTAACGAACAAATTGAAATCATTTTCTCCCCATCCGCAGGAGTCTAATTAAATGGCAAATCCAAGCTATAGCAATATTCATCCAGTCAACGAAATTCTCAAAAATTTAGCTATTGAAGCCATCCCAAGCGATGGACAGCTGATTGCTGACAAAGTTATTGAGAAAGTCGATGTTTCTGCCCTCGGTCCTAGCGGTACTCTTTTAATTGAAGAGACTCGTAATTTTATGGGAAGCCCCGATGTTGACGCAGAAAGAGCTCCCGGAGCAAGTCGCCAAGCTATCGGCAATTTTGATCGTACCTCCACTACTTTCAACACCAAGATTTACTCTCTAAAAGACGCTATCGCTATTGAAGATATTCGCTATTCTCAATATCCCGGCAACGAGGAAACACGCTCTTTTAGAAAAGTACAAAGATCAATGCTCTTAAATAGAGAGTCCCGTCTAGCAAGCTTGCTTTTTGGTGCATCAAATTGGGGCTCATATACCTCTGCACTCGGTAGCCTTGGCAATAGCTCTAAGGGGACTCAATGGAACTCCGCAGGGGCTGAGCCTTTAACTGATTTACACGCCCTTATCGATGTTATTCGTGCCAATGCTCATGGCATTTTGCCCGATACCTTGGTTCTCGGCTATGGTGCTTTGCGTGCTCTATCTAGAGCCCCAGATATTAGAGGCTTCTTTACTGCAGGCTCTACAGCATCAGGCACAGCCTCAGGCAATCGTATTATGCAAGATGACATGGTCATCAGCGTCTTGAAAGAAGTTCTCGGCTTGCCCAATGTATTTGTTGGTAGTGCTAGAAAAGAGACAGCAAATGCAGGTTTGACCTCTAGCCAAGCTCAAATTTGGACAGATGACAGTGTGTTTATGGGTATCATGAAGGGATCAGATGCTGTAGTCAATAAGAATGGGACCAAAGTCATGCCTGTTGCAGCTCTCAATTTTGAGTACGCAGGCTTTACCTCTGGCTCCTATGATGATCTAGAGATGACTAAGCGGACTGTATGGCTCGAGCATACTCACCAAGACAAGGTAATCGCTCAAAATTACGGCTTCTTACTAACTGACTGTTTAGCTTAGTGGACGGGCTGATATGGTTTCTTTGTTTTGCCCTCATTGTGGCGGTACTAGCTCAACTCATGCCCTAGCAGAGGGAGAAGCTGATCAAAAGGCGATCTCCGATCTAAAAAAGCAGGTAGCAGAGGAGCAAAACGAAGAGATGAGAGCTCTTTTAAAATCAAGACTTGGCATCCTTGAAAAGGAAGTGCAAGCGACTGCAGATTTTCAAAAAGAGTTAGAAAAAGCTACCGCCAAGCTTCACTCGGCGATAGCAAGATTGATGAAAAATGGGCAGGGCAATCTGCTGATCAATATGAGTCCTCAGCAATTGAGAGACTTTTTGATCAATGAGGGCTTGGGCGATGCAATAACATTTTTTCAAAAAGCCCAGCTCGATATCGTTGACTTATCAAATAAGGCGATGATTGCGATTGATCCAACCTTCATCAGCGGGGATCCCGATTTAATCAATGCGACAATCAATCGCACGATTCAAAGTGTCTTTGATGACGCCCTAGTGCCTGAGATTAGCAAGGGCATTAAAGATGCAGTCAGCACAGCTGCGGTCATAGGATCAATAAAAGCCCCGCTCGATGCACTAGCACAGACATTTGATAGGGCTACTCGATCAAATACCACAGAAGCCCGATTAAAGATCGCCGAGTTTGGGCGATCAGTGCAGGCAGTAAATGCCGAGCAGGCAGGGCTAGACCTGTTTATATATGTAGGACCCAAAGACGGGATAACACGCCCTTTTTGTCGCAAGATCATCAGCAAGGGGCGTGTTTTTACAAAGGGTCAAATCCTAAAGATGAACAATCAGCAAGGGGCTGGACCAGTGATCACGACTGCAGGCGGGTATAACTGCAGGCATTCATGGTCTCCTGTAAGCAAGGGATTTGCTCAGGTGATGGGGCTGGATGTAGCAACAAATAACGACATAAGGGATCTACAATGAGAAAAGCACAACAGGGCAAGGACTACAATTTTATATGGCAAGCTCCATCTGCTATCAGCGGGACTCCATCGATAACTTTTCATTTAGAGAGTGGCGATATCACATCCAGCATGACACAAGGGCGGGCTTCTTTAACTGCTACTGCCATATCAGGCGATAGGCGTAGTCTCACGCTATCTGCATCAGCCACCAGCTTAAAGCCCTTTCAAAGCCAAGCCTTTCTACTGACTGATGGAGATGACTATTTCTCTATTAAGCCCATCCGCATCGTGGGTACAAGCCTGATTATCGCCGATCCACTACCGAGAGATGTATCTTTTACCACATCGGCGAGCATTCAATTTGCATCGTGGACATATACGGCTAGCAGTGCGACTATCACAGCTGATCGAGGCGATATCGCCTTCACGATCGAGTATGTCCAGAGCCTCGGGGGGCAGACAATCAACAAGGTTGAAAAGGGAATTTTAAAGGTCGTCCCCAGACCTTTTGATACAGGTCTCGATCATGCTCGACTATGTGCCATATTCCCACATATCGCAGACATAGCGCCAAGGCGCGCAAATGGTTTTGATGAGATCATAGGCGCATCGCTCGATGAGCTAGCGCTATATGTCAGAGATCTGATCGTGCCTGATGATGTCGATGAAGACGACATCCACAACGCCAATGAACTTTTGCAGGCTCACGCCTATTTGGCTATCGCTCGCATTCACGAGATCAATGGCAATATTGATCTAAGTGAAAAAATGCGTAACAGAGGCATAGAGCTAGCAGATCTAGGCATGAGGACTATCAGTCTTGATCTAAATAAAAATGGAGTGATAGAGGATAACGAGCTCAATATAAGAGCCAAGGGAAGGGGCTATATTACGGGCAATATGTCAAATCGCATCATCTCAAATGATGAAAAAAGCTTCAGCCCATCTAGAGCGATGAGACACTAAATGAAAACAAAAATAAATCTCTCTCTACCGTCCTTGGCGATGACTCAGCCTAAGATGCTTGCTATAGGGCTCGACATGGTATCGATCATCAAGATGAGAGTATATAAGGGGATAGATGCAAATGAGAAGCCCTTTTTAGCATACTCAACAAAGCCCTTATATGTGTCTAAAAAAAGCCCATTGGGTAGACGCTTGGCTCCTAAAGGTGGGATCAAAACCAAAGGCGGAATGTATTTTGAAGGCGGATATCGTGAGTATAAAGAGAAATCACGCAAGCGATCAAATGCCATCGAGGGACAGACTGCAGAGGTAGATCTCACACTATCGGGGATGATGATCCAGAATTTTACTGTTTTATCATCGACCGCTAGAAGCTTTGTTATTGGGCTTTTGCCACCTGTACGGCATTATGGCTATAATGTAAATTCAAAACGCTCTTTCATCGGGCTATCGCCTAAAGAGGTCGACCAGCTGATCGAGATCGTAAAAATAAATCTTTTGGAGACCACATGAGCAAAGGCATTTCATCTGCTATCGATCATATCATTGACCGCCTAGAGAGCCTCACGCCCAAGAGCGATTCTTATCATCACTTTGTCTGCATCAGTGATGCGAGTGGCAGAAATTTATCTTTGGAATCGAGATCAAATCAAAATCGATTATTTGATATCCGCTTTCAAACACTAGCCCAAGATGACGGGCAAGCAGGCATAAGCGGGCGTAAAAGAATCGATTTATTATTGAGGATTCGCTATGATATAGGCGGGGACTTAGCACTGCTAGATCGCATGATCGCAGAGGACTCTAGTCAGCTGATCAACGCCCTAAAACAACCTGAGTATCAATTTGATGACACTGGTATAGTATCACTCATCACAAATACAGCCACACTATCCGAGATCTCAAACGATCCTAGTCAGGTCGGCTATCTATTAACATTACCCTTTACACTTTTATATCTAGAGGACTAAAAAATGACAGTAACACATAGAAGTATATCAGTCGCCTCAGAGGCATCTTTTGGCTCAGTCGACAGCTCAACCGGTCTCCCATCTGCTAGCGGGCTTAGCTTCATCTCTTTACCATGCGAGCGTGATCCCATCGTCATCTATGGCGATGTAGTCGTAAATGAGCGAAGCGAGGGGCGTGATGGTCCTCATGGGCTACCTCCAGAGCCTGACACAGTATGGAGCGGATCAAGTCGCGTGCAGAGACGAACTGGGCAAGTGCAAATCACTATCGACTTTACTACAGTCGGAGCTGACGCCAATGCTTATGCGGGGACAGGGCTTGGCAAGCTTTTAAATGCAGGTTTTTTGACAAGTCTCCCACTCTTTACAAGTGCTGATACTGTCACAGGCGACGATGTCAATTTTTTCACTCCCACAACCACAAACACAAATTACAAGATTGGCGGTATTGTGGGCAGTATTATTGCGGGGCGTTGTGAGTACTCAGCAGTGACTAGCAACAACAGGGCAGGTGCAGGCAAGATCGGCGTTTCTCCTGCTTTTAGCGATGAGCCTGCCACCATTTATCCAATGCAAACTTGGTATGTCCCCACCTCCACATCTAGCGGGCAGGTGGTGGAATCGCTTTGTTTTAGAGTCGATGGAGTCGGCTTTAGGACTTATGCTTATGGTTGTAAGCTGGCATCTCTCAATATCAGCGTGACTAATGGTCGCCTATTGGGACAATTTACATTCCAAGCAGCTCTCATCCAAGACGATCACGCTAATGCGACCGGTCCTGTTGAGCCTGTTGTTTTAGGCGGTGCGACTCAACATTTTAGAAATGCTTATGCGGTACTTTCTAGCCCTGTGACATATTCTAGAAGCAATATCGCAGGCACTACAGGCGAGGAGCTAGATCGTATCGCTTTAGATGCTGAGAGTTTTTCATTTAATATCACAAACACACTCACCGCCAAGGGATTCTCAAACAACATCTTGACCATGTCCGACATGGAGGTAAGTAACGTTGATCTAGAGTGTACAATCACGCTCTCATCAGTAAAGAGCGATATCGCAGACGATTTTAAAGATAGGGTAGTCCGTCAGGTGTTAATAGGCACAGGACCAATCGGGAATGGCAAGGGCATGGCTTTATTTATCCCTGCAGGATATCTCACGGTCGATCCCAATAAATACGACGTATCTGGTGAGATTGTGAAGCAAGCCTTGACCTATAAGCATACTCGATTCGGCGGTGATGTAGGTACTACACAGCCCGCAAATAGCCCCATTAGACTAGCACTAGGAATTTAATATGCTTTCATTCTCCACCTCATCTCTCACTACCATCGAGGTAGCTATCACCTGCGACACCGCTTTAGATATGGCAGATCAAGACAAAGTTCTATACCTCAAGGGGCAAAGAAACCTCTTGAAATGCAAGGACGGTCAATCGCCTACTCTATTTGTGCTAAAGGCTTTATCGCCTGCAGAGAGAGAAGAGGCAGAGGTAAAGGCTGGGGCATACACTAGGAGCGAACTTGGGCGTATGCTGTATCTAGAACAGCCTGACAGTGGCAAGGATAGAGCCTATTGGCATGACTCACTGACAGAAAAAGAAAAGACAGCCCTAGCAGAGTATAACGCATATTTAAATCGTGTATATCAAGAGATGATCAAGGTTTCATGCGTTGAGATCAAGGGCGTCAATGGGAAGCCTTGGGATTTAATCCAATCAATCAAGCCCGATATTGTGAGAGTGCAGACAATTGGAGAGCTGGTTGCTCATATATCAAATTTATCTCTCCTAGGTGAAGAGGGAAAATAGCAATCGCATCCTCAAT